GCTTCGCAAAATTGCGTTTTAACTAATCCTTATTTTTTATTTGTATTTACGAATAGAATTACGCAAGATGTGGTTAAATTTGTGGCAACAAATATTTCAACTACTTTGCGATACAATAAATTTTCTTTGGTTACTAATACGCGTTTTAATGGCGCTGAAGAAGGGTTTTGGACTTACCAAGTGTATGAGCAAGCGAGTAGCTCAAACACAAATATAAGCGGTTTAAATAACGTTGAGAACGGTTACATGTATTTACACCCATCAACAACATTTGAACCAACAGAATATAATGACCAATCAAACACATTTGTAACATACAATGGATAATCAATACAAACATATCGTATTACAATTTGATCGTGCTTTGCAACCTGTATTTACTGAAAAGAAAAATAAAGGTTATGTAGAGTTTGGCGAATTAAATAATTATCCAGAATATTTACTTTCTCTTTATAACGAATCGCCGAAGCATGGCGCAATTGTTAAAGGCAAGTCAACTTATATTTTTGGACGTGGTTTTGATGAAAAGGGCAAAGCAAATAGTCGTGGAGAAAGTTGGAACGATATTTTAAAAAAATGTGTTAAGGATGACGAACTTTTTAGGGGTTATTATTTACAAGTTATTTGGAATCGTATCGGGCAAATAAGCGAGGTTTATCATATTGATTTTTCAAAGGTTAGAGTTAGTAAAGATTTGAGTTGCTTTTATGTAAAAAACGATTGGTTAGATTGGAAAGAAAAGCCGAGAGAATACCCACAATTTAGCACACAGAATCCAACAGGAAGTCAAATTTATTATAAAAGAGAATACAACCCAACGAGCGAAGTGTATCCGTTGCCGTCGTATTTTCAGGGGTTGAATATGATAGAATCTGATATCGAAGTATCGCGCCATATTTTAGGAAATGCAAAACAGGGTTTTGTTGGTAGTACGTTAATCAATTTAAATAATGGCGATCCGATTAACGAAGAACACAAAGGCGAAGTTGAGAAAGGTTTATTAAAGAAATTTACAGGCGATAGCGGAAAGCGAGTTGTAATAATGTTTAACAAGTCAAAAGAGAATAGCGCTGATATACAGAATCTTGGAACGACGATGCTAACGAAAGAGGATTTTACAAACATCAATAATTTAATTCAACAAGAAATATTTGCATCTCATCAAATTACATCGCCATCATTATTCGGAATTAAAACAGAAGGGCAATTAGGCGGACGTACTGAAATTAGAGATGCTTACGAAATATTTAATAATACATACGTACAAGAACGCCAAGAGGAATTTAACCAAGTTTTTACTGATTTTAGAAACTTAAAAGGCGAGGTTGGGGAGTTTAATATTGTACCATTAGAGCCGTTAAAATTTGAGTTTACAGAGGCTATTATGGTGGCGAATTTAACGCAAAATGAAATTCGCGAGTTGATGGGGCGCGAGCCTTTACAAGTTGGACAAGTAACATCGGATGGCACAACGGCAATTGTAGAGCAACCCATTCAACAACCGGTTGAGTTACCAGCATCAAACGATGCAATAAAGAATTTAAGCGGTCGCCAATATCAAAACGTTATGCGCATTGTTCGTCAGTTCGGGAACGGCAAACTATCTAAAGAGCAAGCGGGATTGATGCTTAAAAATGGTTTTGGTTTTACCGATGCTGATGTAAATGTTTTTTTAGGTTTAGATAATGACCCATTGACCGACGACGAAGTAGAAAAATTTTCAATGAGCGAGGATGAGCGAATGATTGAATACTTTGAAAGTTGCGGGGGTTACGATTATGATGAAGTTGGATTTGATAAAATTAATTTTGCTGAAGATTTAACGCAAACGCAATCGAGCGTTTTGGATTTGATTACAAAGGATAAAAACATAACGCCACAAGTTATTAGTCAAAATTTAAAAATAGATACGGCTTTAGTTGAGGAAATCATAAACGATTTTATTAAAAAAAAAATAATTGAGGTTGCTGAATCTAAAGTAAACACAACACCAAAGTATAAAGTTTTAAAACCTGTTAGCGAATTAGGTGGCGAGCCAAAAACAACTAAATTATTTATCCGTTATAAATACGATTGGCGTACAGGATTTAATGATAGCGATTTAATAAGTAGTAGAAGATTTTGCGTTAAGATGCGCGAAATGTCAAACGCTGGTAAATCTTGGAGTCGTGCTGATATTGAAAGTTTAAGCGTTCGTTTGGGTTATTCAGTTTGGGAGCGTCGGGGCGGTTGGTATACAATGAGCGACGGCGAACATCGTGAATCGTGCCGACATATTTGGTCATCAAAATTAATGGTAGCAAAATAATGAGCAAAAACATTTTATTCATAACCGAACAATTATTTAAAGACCGCACAGGCGCAAGCAATAACATCGACGGCAAACAAATTTTCCCAATGGTTAAGGTTGCTGGGGATATGTACATACAGCCCGCGCTCGGTAGTAAATTATACCAACGTTTACAGGATGGGGTTGTTGCTGATAATCTTACAAATGATGAAAAAACTTTGTTAGATGTTTATGTAACCGATGCTTTAATTTGGTTTACAATGTCTTTGCTACCAATGATAATGGGCTTTCAATTATTTAGTAAAGGATTTTTGCAAAAGACCGCAGAAGAAAGCAACACGCCAAGCCGTGCTGATATGGAATTGATCGAGCAAAAATATTTATCAATGGCGGAGTTTTATAAAACTAGATTGATAAAATATCTTCAAGAAAATTACACGCTTTATTACGAATATTTAAATCACGGTAGCGCGTTAGATACTATTTTCCCAGAGGCGAAAGCTTACACTTCGCCTATCTATTTAGGACGCGAATACATACCAAATACGCCACGATGGGTTAATGGTTCAAGTAGTTACGCAGTGCCACAGATTGCGTACTATACCGCCGTAGGAAACGAAACTACATTTAACGTTAATGACCTTTACGGACGTACTACTTTAGTAGCTACACGATCTGGATTAAGCAAAGTAATTACAAACGCACCAACAACGGATAGCGGATTTATTCAAATAAACGGGAACGTAGTAAGATTACCAACAGGCGATATTGCTATGGCTGGAGAATTATTTACATTTTTATACCGATAAAATATGAGCAAAGGCTATAAACTTGAATTTATAGAAAAAGTAAAAAAGAAAAATGACCTACAACCAAATAGTAACAAAAATACAATCGCTGTTGCAAAGCCATCCAATGATAAAGGAAACGAGGTTTGCAAGCCCCGTAGAGTGGTTGGGATGGAATAGTCAACCGTTGTTACCTGTTGCGTCCTATGTAATGGACACAGGAAACTTTAACGTTGGTCGCGAATTAATTTATCAAATACAATTTTGGTTTATTGATAAATCGGGAGTAGAAGGCGAATTTGAAACAGAGGTTGTAGGCAATATGCACAGCGTGGCGAACGATATCGTAATGGCATTAAGACAGGATAGAACGATAAGTATAGACACTTCTATAAGTTGGACGGCTATAAGTGAAAAGTTTGAAGATTATTTGAGTGGTGTTACGGTAACATTTAATTTAACAACGGTATCTGAATTTAATAATTGTGATTTCCCAATATGAGAAAAGTAATTTTAATTTTATTAGTTTTTGTAAGCGCAAAAGTAAACGCGCAAGTATATCAAGAAATGCCACAATATGGCTATCGTGCTAATCGTATGGCGTTTGATTCTACTTTACAGATTCCGACGGTTTGCGGTGTGCCGACTTTAAAAAGTATTGTAAAAACAAATAAAAGCGGTGCCATAGCTTACGATAGTTGCAACGCTAGGTTTTATGCTTACAACCCAAAAACATTAACTTGGACGGCTATAACAGGCGGGGGCGGTGGCTCAACAGATACGACAAGTTTAAGCAATAGAATCAACCTAAAAATTGATTCATTAAAACGTAGCAACGATAGTGTTTATGCTTATAGAAATGGAACAAGATTTTTTCAATTTAAAGATAGTTTAGGTGCTGGTTCAATAGACACAACAAACCAATTTGTCAAAAGATTGACAAGGACACCGGGTAAAGATTCAATCATTTTTTTTGTTGGTGCAAATAGATTTGCGATTAAAGATAGTGTTGGTGGTGCTGGAACAATACCAACATTGCAACAAGTAGTAAATGCTGGAAATACAACAACAAATGAGATGTATGTAGGTGAATTTCCCAATTATCCAAGTTTAGAAATTAATAAATATTATATTGGAATAAACGATGCATCACAAAGTACAAGTTATGAAAATGGTCATATAGTATATTTTAATAATACTATATTTGCTATTGACACTTTTAAATTTGCTACAAATATACCTTCTAATATTGCAACTATACCAATATCAGTAAATGGTATTAAAGCAAATGCAAATGGCAACATTACAATATCAACAAGTGGTTTTGCAGTAGATACAATTTTCAGAACATTTGGCAAGGATAGTATTTTTTATAAAAAAAATAATATAACTTATGCTATTAAAGATAGTGTTGGTAGTGGTTCAATTGACACAACAAACCAATTTGTAAAACGACTAACACGAACACCCGGCAAAGATTCAATTATTTACTTTGTAGGTGCGAATAGGTTTGCTATTAAAGATAGTGTTGGGAGTGGTTCATCTGATACAATTTTTACACAGAATCCGATTATGTTTATTAGACGTAATGATTCAAACATTGTTTATTTTAATTCAGATACTGCAAATGTTTATAGAAGAACAACTGACACAACAAACAAGTTTGTCAATAGATTAGAAAGAACTATTGGTAAGGATTCTATAATTTATTTTGTTGGTGCTAATAGGTTTGCAATCAAAGACAGTGTTGGAACTAATCCTGCACCAGTTGGATATTATGGTGCGTTTCAAGATACAACAACACAAACGGCAGTTTCTATTAATACTGCTTATGGTGTAAAATTAGGAGTAACAGATTTATCAAATGGTGTTACCGTAGCAAATAATTCAAAAATAAAAATAGCAAATGCTGGAATTTACAACATACAATTTTCTTTGCAATTAGAAAAAACAGGTGGTAGTGGCAATATGATTGCAGACATTTGGTTAAGAAAAAACAATGTTAAT